TGGGGATTTGATAATAATACTTCTAATTACATAAGCACAACAAACTTAACAGGGTTAGATGTAGGTACAGGTCCTGCTTCATATGAAATATGGCAAAAGTATATGGGTCCGCAAGATGATAACTACTATGTATTTTTTGAAAATGGTGCTAATAGAGCAGCTTCAGGTACTAATGAATCTGCATTAGGATTTTGGCCTGATAGTGGATTTGGATATGGATTAACAGTCGGATATGGTACGTCTAATTTGGCATATTATGTTCCACCATTCAATGTAACTAAAAACTATACTAAATCTAATTCAAAAGGTTTATGGAGACAAGTTGTATTAGTTAGAGATGGAGACACAGCATATTTTTATGTAAACGGAACGCAAGAAGCAACTAGAAACGGATTTAGTGCAAGAGACTTAACAAACCCTCAACAATTAATTATAGGAAGTAGATATTCAACAAATTTGAATGCATATACAGGAAGTATAGCAATATTTAAAGCATGGGATAAAGCCCTAACATCAACAGAAGTAAGTGCATCTTATGCAGCAAACAAAGCAAGATTTGGACTATAAATAAAAAAATTACTATAAATTTCGGAAACATTGTTTTTAATAATATAAATCAAAATTAATATGAACGCTAAAAAAGTATTAAGCAAGATAGTTGAGTTCCTTTCTTCAGAAGAAGTGGAATTAACATATGCTAAATTAGCAGATGGAACTATCGTAGAATCTCCAACATTTGATGTAGGCGAAGACCTATCAGTAGTATCAGAAGATGGTACTAAATCTCCTGCTCCAGACGGTGAGCATGAATTAATGTTGAAAGATGAAGAAGGAAACGAAAACAGAATGAAAGTTATCACTAAAGACGGTAAAATCGTTGAAAGAGAAAACGTAGAGTTAGCAGATGCTGAAAAAGTAAAAGCAGAACCAATCCCAGCTGTTGGAAACGAAGATAAAGAAAATGTAATGCCTGACCTTAAAGGACAAGTTAAAGAAGGTACCCAGATGGCAGAAGTAACTGAAGAAGCTACTGAAGATATGCCACAAACAGATGGTGAACCTTTGGGTGAAAACGAAGTAGAATCAGAAGAGGGTGAAATTGAAATCAACCTTGCTGGTTTGAAAAAGATGGTAGAAGATATGGCTTACAGAATCGAAGAGATGGAAAAGAAAATGATGGATATGGAGAAAGTTAAAGAGGAAGTTGTTGATAAGAAGCCAGAAGAAGAAAAGATGGCAGAAGAAGAACTTCCAAAATTAGATGGTGCTCCAATCGAAGATAATCCATTGAAATTCGCATCAGAACAAAATAGAAAAAATTATGGTCAGAAGGTAGAAAATTATCAAACTTCCTTCTTATCAAAACTTTATAATTAAACAAATTAATAACTTATTAAAAGGATTTAACATGAAAAATCTACACAAATTCGCAGGTGAAACAGCAATGCCACAATTGACTGCACCAGCTACTTACGCAGGTGAGGCAGCTAGTGGTTATATTGCAGCAGCACTTTTATCTGCAAACACACTTGATAAGAAGTTAGTAACGATTATGCCAAACGTTAAGTTTAAGAGCGTAATCCAAAAACTTTCTGTATCAAACTTAATTCAAGATGCTTCTTGTGATTTCACACCAGCATCTTCCGCATCTATCGCTGAAAGAATTCTTCAGCCAGATGAGTTCCAAGTAAACTTACAATTATGTAAGCAAGAGTTCGTTGACTCATGGAACGCATTACAATTAGGATTCTCTGCATTCGATGAGATTCCTCGTTCATTCAACGATTATTTAGTATCTTACGTTGCAGGTAACGTTGCACAGGCAGTTGAGCAATCAATTTGGCAAGGTAACGGTGCTACTAACGGACAATTCGATGGTTTCGAAAAATTATTCTCTGCTTCTGTAGCATTGGGTACTTCAACTGATGTATTGCCAGCAAGAAGCACAGGCGGTTCTTCAGCAATCATCTCTGGCTCTGTAACTGTAGCAAACGTAATCTCTAAATTACAATCTGTTGTTGAAACTGTTCCTAACGCTGTTTATGGTAAGCAAGATTTAGTTATCTATGTAGGTACTAAAATCGCTAAGGCTTATCAATTAGCAACTGCAGGTCAAACTTCAGCAACTACTTATGGTGCTAATGGTTATCAAAACCAATTCACTATCGGTGAAAAACCATTGAACTTCAACGGTATTGATTTAGTATTATGTCCAGGTATGAGCGATGACAAGATTGTTGCAGCTCAGAAATCTAACTTATTCTTCGGTACAGGTTTGTTATCAGACCATAACGAAGTAAGAGTATTGGATATGGCTAACCTTGATGGTTCTCAAAATTACAGAATCATAATGAGATACACTGCAGGTGTTCAGTTCGGTATCGGACAAGATATCGTTTACTACGGCGCTTACTAATCTCAATTAACTAACAAAATTAAAACGTAATAATATGGCTTGTAATTTATCAGCTGGAAGAAACGAAGTATGTAAAGATAGTATAGGTGGCATCCAAGGTGTCTACTTCTTAAACTTTAACACAGGTTCTTTCACTAAAAACGGCAGCGGTGAAGTAACCGCATTCCCTTCAGGAAGCACAGTATATTATTATGAGTTAAAGGGCAACTCTGCATATACAGAGACTGTAAACACTTCAAGAGATAATGGTACTACATTCTTCTCACAAGAATTAGTTCTTAATCTTAAGAAACTTACAAACGAAATGACTACTCAAATGAAGCTTATGGCTTATGGTAGACCAAAAATCGTAATCTGGACTATGAATGGAGATGCATTATTGGTTGGTGAAAGAGAAGGTGCAGATGTAACTGCAGGTACTCTTCAAACAGGTGCAGCATTGGGTGACCTTTATGGATACTCAATTACCTTCACAGGTCAGGAGCAATTACCAGCAGCATTTATCTCTGGCTCTACTACTTCAAATCCATTCGCAGCATTGACTGGAAACGGATTACCAACAATAGTATACGGAACAAACTCATAATTTGTATTGCAAAACTTAATAAACAAACCCCGCTCTTAATTGAGTGGGGTTTTTTTGTTTTAACTATTTTAACCAAAAGTAGTGTTTTTAATTATATAAATGCAAGATAATGCTGAGCTATTTTATCTCTCAATCCAACGAATGGACCATCAGAACCCAGAACACAGGCAGTAATTCATATACTATGAGCCTGACAGATATGATGGGTTTAAACACATATACAGCAAGTATGAGTGGAGTACAATTCACATCATACGAAAATATTCTTGCATTTACTGCAAGTATTAGTGGTGCTATTGTTGCCGGAGAATATAGAGCAGAAATCGTTTCACCACCATCAGGTACAATATGGCATGGTTCAGTACAGGTATTTGCATCTCAATCCGTAGATAAATCAGTATACGAAAATAAGAACACACAATATGTTTCTCACACATCGGAGAACAAATATATAATTTATGACTAATATGAAAGGAAGACAGAATTTTGCTATTGTTAATGTGAACAATAATACAATGCCAATCATAAATGAGGATTCAAAGACAAGATATGCTTGGATTCCATTTGGTGTTTATGGACATGATGATTTTTTTGCAGCAGTAACAACTGCATATAATGTATCTACAACTAATGCAGCATGTGTAGAAGGATTGGCTGACCTTATTTTCGGTAAAGGATTGTATTCTAAAGACGAGGCTAAAAACGAAACCATACAAAAGATAATTCCACAAGAGGAAACTAAAAGAGTAGCATTTGACTTAAAATTATATGGTAATGCTGCTTATACTGTTTATTGGAATGATGCACATACGCAAATAATTCGTATGTATCATGTACCTGTACAAACGTTAAGAGCAGAGAAGTTAGGTAAATCGCCAAAGATAGAAAATTATTATTATTGTTCAGATTGGTCAGATAATAGAAAGGTAAAAGATAAAAAGAAGATACCTGCTTTCGGCACATCTAATGAAAAGATGGAAATACTTTACATCAAACATTATACGCCAGGTTTATACTATTATTCCTTGCCTGATTGGGTTTCAGCATTACAATTTAGTATGAGTGAAGGTGAAGTATCAAACTTACATTACAATAACATTACAAATGGTTTCTTACCTGCTGTAATGATTAACTTTAATAATGGTGTACCTGCTCCTGAAGAAAGACAAACAAT